GGTGCCGAGCAGCCGCTTGACCGTCGCATACACCGTCCACGTCCGCCCGCTGAAGCTCGCCGGCGTCACGGCAAAGCAGGCATTCGCAATCCCCTGCCAGTCGCTGCCCGTCGCGCTCGGATAGCCGGCGTCGTGGTCGCCGCCGAGCGGCCAGGTCGCATAGTCCACCGCGCTCCCGGTGCCGCCGCCGGTGGGTGGCGTCGGCGGGATTGTGCCGGTGATGCTGGAACCCGTCCCGCCGGCCGCCGCGCCGCCACCGCCCTTTTGCTCCCAGAAGGTGAGCCAGTTGGCGCGCGACGCGTTGGCCTCGACCAGGTCCACATCGAACCGCCACCAGGGGGCGCCGTCCGGCTGCACGCTGGCGTGTGAGAGGCGCACGCCCGTCACGAGCGCCTCGGTGTCCAGATCCATCCGCGGAACGTCGATCGGCACCGTCTGCCCGGGCCGCAGGCCCACGCGCGCCGTCTGGAGTTGGAAGGTCTGCGGGAACCCCTGGCGCCGGGCCAGCTCGCCATCCGCGAGGTCCTGCGCGAGCGCGGCGTCGAACACGTCGGGATAGTCGATCACGACGCCGACATATAGCGGATAGCTAAAGTCCACCGCGACGACGTGGGCCGGCCAGATCGCCAGCAGGTTCACGCTCAGGACGTCGCTCGCGCCGTAGGGCGGGTCGTCGGGCGGCGCGTGCAGCCAGCCGGAACTCCCCGCGGCCTCCCACGTCCAGCCTGTCCACCCGTCCGCCGGCGGATACGGGCCGACGGGATACGTGACCGCGTTCATCGTGACCGCGGGCGGCGGCGTCGTCACGTTGTACGGCGGCTGCCACTTCTCGCCGAGGTGCTCAAAACCGAAGCCGTCCGTCGTCCAGGTCACCTCCGAGGGTGGGCCGCTGCCGTACCGCACCCAGACGTGCGTCGCATGGCCCTCGCGCGACTGCCGCGCGGTCAGCGCGTGGATCGTGTCGGTCGTCTCGTTGATGGTCCAAGGCGCCGGCACGGTGCCGCCGGGATACATCCGAATCACGCGCGTGGGCGACACGACGCAGGTCCAGCCCGTGAGCTTCCCGAGCTGCTTGAGCGCCTCGGCGTACGTCGTGAACGGGAACGCAATCATTGGCAGGTCGGGGCCCGCCGCTTGCGCGGGATCGACCGTGAAGCCGTACGCGCCGAGCGCGGTCGTCACCATCCACTGCAGCACGCTCTTGAGCGTCCCGGCTGCCGTCACGGCGTTGATCTGCAGGCCGTCGCAGATCGCCAGGTTGTCCGCCGCCGTCACGGTCCACGCATTGACGTCCGACCGGGATACCTCGGCGACGATGCCGCCAAAGAACGGCACGCCGGCCAACGTGAAGAGCACATCCATCTCCATCGCGGGCGCGACGGGCGGGTCAATGAGTTGACATGTCAGCTTGCCGCGGGCGTCTAGGAGCTGTTCGCAGCGCAGCGAGCGAGCGCGGAGGTCGGTCTCGGTCGTCTCGCGGCCGCCAATCAGCAGGCTCGTGCCGTCGACCGTGCGCGGCGCCTTCGGCGGAACCCACTTCGGCGGCGGCGCGGGTGGGCGGGGCAGCGGCGGCAGGCGCAGCGCGCGATCCGCACGACGGGGCGGGAGCGTCGTCACGGGCCTCACGCGACCCCCGCGCCGAAGGGCGCCAGCATCCGGCCCATGTGCCGCGCCGACGCTTCCGCGATGCGTTCGCCGTCGACGTTGACATTCACGCGGAACCCGACCATCGCGCCCGCCACGCTGGTGGCTGGATGGATCGTCGGCCCGGCGTATGGCGCACTGGCGCCCGCCGCGGCTGGGGCGCCGCCGCCGTCGTACGAGCTGCCCTCCGGCAGGTCGTTCTCCGGCTCATACCGATACGGCACGATGATCGTCGGCGGATCGATGTCGCCGAGTTCATCCTCGATGCCCTGCGCGCCTTCGCCAGCGGCGCGGGGCAGGTTGATGCTGAGGACCGTGACGAGCTTGTCGATCTTGAGGATCAACTCGTCCATCGCCTTCTTGCTCTTGTCCTGCTCGCTGCGGAACTGCTCGCCGACGATGCCGTTCTGAATGCCGAAGTCGAGCAGCTCCTTGGTCGTGTCGTCGATCTGGTAGCCCTGGTCCTTCCACAATTCGTAGATGGTCTGTAACGGTTTCTGCATGTTGCGCAGGCCTGTCGTGCCGCCCGCGCCGGCCGCCTCGATCTGCTTCCAGGTGGCCGTGACCTCCTGCGTCAGCCCCGCGAACATCTCCTGCGTCAAGCGGCCGGTGTTGTTGGCGCCAACCAGCAGGTCCCCGATGCCGGCGGTCGCCTGGAAGAGCGGCCCCGCGATGGAATTCGACGCCGAGTCCGCCTGGTACTTCAGCTGATTGAAGGCCTCGCCGCCGTCGAATCCCAGCTTCTGGAACTGCGCCGCGAGCGTCGTGATCGTCGGCGTCAGTTGTGCGAAGGCCTCCGGCGCGGACAACCCCTGCGCGATGAGGTCCTCGTAGACCCCGCCGAGCGCCGCCGTCATGGCGTTCGCGGACCCGACCGACGTGACCTTCGCGTGCGTAAGGAAGGTCTCCAGCCCGCTCGCGGCCAGTGCCGTCTGCTGCTGGAAGAACGCCATCGCGGCCGCGGCGCCCTCCGTGTTGGGCTTGATGTCCTTGAGGCCTTTGATCAGCTCGGGACTCAGGAGTTCGTTCTTTCCGCCCGCGCTCTTGAGCGCGTCCGCGAAGTCGTGCGCCTTCTTCGCGGTCTCGGCGATCTTCGTATTGAGGCTGGCGACCGCGGCCTCGTAGGCCTTCACCGTCTTGGCCTGCAGCAGCGCGTCGAGTGTCGTGCCCGCCTCGTGCGCCTTGACGTTCAGCGCATGGAGCCCCCCCGCGACGGCCACAAAGCCGTCGCGCATGTCGTTGACTTTGGAGTGTTCGCTCGGCCCGAAGATCTTCCCGATCAGCCCGCCAATCAGTTCGCCCCCGATCGCGCCCAGCACCGGCGCCGCCGCGCCCAGCATCCCGCCGAGCGCCTTGCTCATCGCGCCGGCGCCTGCCTTGGTTAGCGAGGTCACCGTGCCCTTGACGAGTTCGCCGCCGATCGACGCACCGATCGTGCCGCCGATGGCCTTCGAGACGCTGCCGCCGCCCTGGACGGCGCCGAGGATCGCGGAGGTGATCTGCCCGCCGAAGTCCTGCCAGCGCTGGAGCGATGCCTTCCGCGCTTCGTCCTCGCCCGCCTTGAGCGCCGGTGTGATGTGGTCGCCCGCGATGCCCGTCGGGATGTTCTTCGGGTTGCCGAGCGCGCCGAAGATCCCGGCGTAGTACTTCTTCGAGAAGGCGTCGGCGTCCTCGCCGAAACTGGAGGGCAGTTCAAGCGGTGGCAGCGCCGCGACCAGGTCGCCGCTGGGCGCGGTCGGCGTGCGCGTATCCATCAGACCGCGCATCCGGTTCAGCGGCGTGAGGAGCAGGTCCGTCTTCTTGGCCTCTTTGCCGAGCAGATTGAAGCTACCGGCCGCGCCCGCCACGCCGGTGTCCAACTCGCGGGCAATCGTGGCGCCCGCCTGCATCCGGACGTTCGCGTCACCCAGGGACCCCTTGAGGAGCCCGAGCTCGAGTTGCAGATCGCTGGTCCCGGTCGCGGCGCCGGCGGCTGCGACCGCGGCATCCTTGAGTTGCGTGCCCCACTCGCCGAGTTCCTTGGCCGCCTGGCGGGCGTCGGCGCGCACGTCCGCGAACACGGCCGTCCGGGACCGCAGCTGCTCGAGCGCTTCGGCCGACGTGACGATCGCCCGCGCCACCGTCAAGACCGTCACGCTGAGCGTGCCCCAGGCCCGCATCACCAGATCGGCCGCGCCGATGGCCTTCTCGGTAAAGGTGAAGATCGCGTCGCGCAACGTATCGACGGTGCTTTTCTGGTCGACGCCAAACGCCGCCTTGATGGCGCGGGCCACCCCGTCGATCGCCGTGAGCACAGCGGGATCGTTCAGGAGGCCGTGCAGGTAGGTGAGCGCCCCCCCGAGCGTCTGCGTAATGCTGGTGGCGACCTCGCTCAGTTTCGGCAGGATCGGGCCGAGCACTTCGGAAATGAACGCCCGCCCCTGCGCCGCCAGAATGCCCATCGCATCGCCGAGGCTGTCGGCCGCGGCCATCGTGTCCTTCGACATGACGATGCCGAGGGCGTCGGCCTGCGTCGTGAGGTCGTCGAAATTCTGAATCGTCGGGAGGAGGTCGATGCCGGCCTTACCCAGCAGCGCGACCGCGGCGGCGCCCTGATTGGCGGGGTTCTCGATCTTCGCCAGGGCGCCGGCCACCATCTCGAAGCGGGCGGCTGGGGTGGCCGCCTCGAGGTCCTTGAAGGAGAGGCCGAGCGCCTTGACGGCCTTGATCGCCGTCTCGTTGCCGGTCGCGAGGTTCTGCCCGAGCTTCTGACTCGCCGCGGCGACAGCGTCCATCGAGGACCCGGACTGCTCGGCGGCGAACCCCCAGCGTTGCAATTGTTCGACGCCCACACCGGTGGCCGCCGACATATCCCCCAGCGTGCCCCCGAGGTCGATCACCTCCGCGACCAGGTCTTTGGCCGCGCCCAGCGCCGATCCAATCCCCTCCAGCGCGAAGGTGGTCAGGGCGCCGGTGACGCCGGCGATGATCCCGGTCATCGCGTCGAAGTGCCCGCCCGCGTCCTTGACGTCGTCGCCCAGATCGCCGAGCGCGTCGGAGGCATCATCGGCGCCCTGGCCGATCCCGCCGAACGCTTTGTCCGCGGCGCGTTTGAGGTCGTCGAGCCCGGAGTCGTCGGCAGAGACTCGGACGCCGAGGTTCGCCACGTCGGCCATGCGTTACCTCTCGTCGTCCACGGGCTCAGGAGGGAAGGACAGTAGTTTGCGCGCGGTCAGGCGCCGCTTGCTGTACGGCTGCAGCAGCCAGGCCGCCAGTTGCGCCGCCACCCGCCACGGCTCGCGGCGCCGCTCGCGCGCGCCACGGAGCAGGTCCTGGAGGTCGGTCGGCGTCAGCCGGTCGAACTCCCAGGGCATGATCCCCAGCTCACGCAGCGCTACTCGTTGGGCGCTGGCGACGAAGTCCCGGCGGGGTCGCGCTGGGGAGTTTTTTTTCCTCACCTGGCGCGGCATCCTCCTTCTCGAGGAGGTCGCGCGGCAGTTCGCTGAAGTGCTTCCCGGCGACGGCCTGCACCAGCGATTGGTAGAGCACGCCAAAGGAGGTCCCGGCGTCCTTCGCCTGCTGGATCAGCGCGTCGGCTTGCGGCTCGGTGATGCCGGGCTCTTCCCAGTGCCGCCCGATCTGCACCAGCCGCGTCGCGGCGTTCAGCCGATAGCGATCGAGGTACTGGCTGAGGGTGATGTCCCGGTCGATCAGCTCAGTCTCGAGCACGCGCAGATGCGCATGTTCGAGCTTCAGTTCCAGGTTGCTGCCTGGCAGACGCAGCCCCATACGGTGACTCCTCCTCGAGGCGGCGCGCGCCGCCTGGCAGTTCGGTTCTCAGCCCGGGCCGCGGTTAGGCGGCCGCGTGTGGACGCGGCCGCGGGCGCGACGGGCGCGGCAGCGTGCCGGTCCCCACGGTGCGCGTGGCCGTCGTCGTGGCGAACGCCCCCACGGTGCGGGTGTTGATCCGGAGCTCCACGTTGAACGTCGTGACGCTCCCGACGTCCGCGGTCGGGTCCGGCACCGAGAACACGTTGCAGGTCCCGGTGATCATCGTGTCGCCGACCTCGATGCCCTCCGGGCCGTACTCAAAATTGACGTCCAACTTCCCGCGCAGCGCGGAGAAGAACGCGAACGACTCCTTCGAGTGCGCGACCGTCAGCGTGTAGCCGATCGTCGCGTAGCCCGGGAGCAGCCGCTTGTTGGGGTTGCGAAACGTCGTCGCTTCGATTTCGTCCGGGTCCTCGGACGGCGACACGTTCGTGAGGAAATCGGAGATGTCCTGCACGACCGACGGCGTCGCCGCGTTCCCGAGCGCGAAGTACGTGAGGAGCCCGGTGACGGGCGTGCCGGTGAGAATGGGGGCAGCGGGCATGGCGTCAGCGCTCCTTGGCGGTAGTGATCACCGATTGACAGTCACGACAGAAAAACGCCTTCCAGGGCGACCCGAGCGTCCCGCGCGGTTCGCGCGCCGCCACCGGATGCGCGCAGACCGTGGCCGGTTGGACGGCGGCGCCCGTCCCCTGCAGGGCCTGCACGAGCGTCGCGGCCAGCGCGAGCAGTTCCACCGCGAGGCCGTACACGTCCGGCGCCGGCGTCATGGCGTGAACGTGATCCGAAAGATCGTCGGCCGGTGCCGCGTCACGACCCCGGCCAGGTCGTCGCTGTACGCCGCGGGACTCTGCGTCGGGTCCACGTCCCACCGCGCCGCCCGGTAGGGCCCGATCGGCGCGATCGCCGCGCCCTCGAGCACCGCCGTCAATTGGTCGGCGATCGTGTCCATCTCGGCTTCGTCGAGGTCCTGCGACTGCGCGCGGACCTGGATCGACACCAGCCGCTTCGGATGCCGAAACGTGTTCCGCGCCACCGCCGCCGGCGTCTCCACCGTGATCAGCGGGAAGGCCGCGTGCGGCGGCACCACCGTGTACACGCGCCCCGCTACCAGGTCGTCGAGCACGGGATCGGCGCGCAGCCAGGTCACCATCTGCACCTTCAGCGCTTGCATCCAACTCGCGCCCGCGGGGTGGCTCGGCCAGAGAAGGGGCATGTCGCATCCCGTCGCCTACACCAGCGTGGGCAGCCGATCGGCCAGCCGCGTCGTGCCGCGCTGCAGTTCCGTTTCCGCCGCGAGCGCGCCCGCCCGCATGAAGCCCCACGCCGGCGTGCGGGACGTGCCGAGTTCGACATACACCGCGTAGCTCACGCGGGGGTCGACGCCCACGACCCACTCGGTGTCGCGGCCCGTCACGCGAATCGCGGACGCCAGCCGCCCCGTGCGCCGCGGCACCGTGGCCGTCGCCACGCGGTCCCCGACGTCGGCCGCGCCATGCGTGATCGCCACGAGCTCCCGATGCACGACCGGCGGCACCTTGCCGAAGGTCCGCGTCGCCTCGGAGAGGCCGGACACGGTCACCTTCACGTCACCCGCTCCTGCACCACGAGCTCGAGGTCCCGCCCGCGGCCCTCGAGGTTGTTGACCGCGAGGACCGCGTAGTCCTGCACCAGCCCCGTCCAGCCGTTGCGCACGGCCACGCGCATCGCCGCCGTCACCACGATCACGGCACCGGCCGCGTCGTGCGGCGCGCGCATCTGCACCCGGTGCGTGGCCGTGGCGACCTGCGTGCTCAGGCGGACCTGTTCGTCGGCCGCGAGCGGCAGCGCGGGCGTCGAGGGTTCCCCAACGACGATCGGCACGAGTTGCTCCTCCTGGCCGCCGTTCGGCAGATCGACCAGCGTCAACTGGAACACCGAGGTCCGCGCTTGCAGATCGCCGGCACGCAAACCCATGGGTCACGCCACCATCGCCAGCACGAACGCGTCGAGCCGCTGCTGTACCGCGAGCGGCATCTGCGTGACCGACGCGGCCGGCTCGAGGCCGCCCGCTTCGCGCCAGGCGAACGCGGTGCCCGTCAACACGTAGACCGCCTCCTTGATGGACGGCGGCACGAGCGCGGGGTCCGTGACGCCGCAGCGATACTCCACGCGAATAAACTCCCCACCCGTCACGAGCCACACCGCGGCGGGTTCCACGGTGTCGTCGACCGCATACGCGTCGGTCGTGAGCTGCGCGCCGTCCACCCAGATGTTGTCGATGGCCTGGAGCGGCGCTGCCCAGGGCAACCGGATCACACAGCCGGGATCGCCGCGCCAGGTCGTGACCAGCGGCACCGGCGACCCGTCGCGCGTCGTCACGAGATTCCGGACGAAGTCGTCTTCGTGACTGCGGGTCACCCCGGGCCGGCCCCACCCGGCGCCCAGCCGGGCCCCGCCGCCCGTGGCGAGCGGGGAGCCGAGCCGCAGCTCCCAGGTTTGCGTCAAGAGCGCGCGCTGGCAGTACCGCTCGACCTGGTCCCGCGCCCCGCGGATCGCGTCCGTGAGGCGCAGGTCCTGCCAGGTCTCGACGATCTGCACATGCTGGCGAGCCTCGTCGAGCGTGAGCGGCTCGACGGTCGGCTCGACAATCCGGCGCGCACCCATGCCTACCGCTTCGCCGGCAGCGCCTTCGTTCCGCCGTTGCCGCCCTCGGGCGCCTCTTCCGCCCCAGCCAGCGCGGGCGCCGCGACACCGCTCTTGAGCCCCGTCACCTTGCAGAAGGCCGAGGGCCGATACGTGGTCAAGAGCGCGCGCTGCTCGGCGCGAATCGCCACGAGGTTGCGCACGAAGTAGTCGGCGTGAGAGTTCGACGCCTGGACCGTGATCTCGTTGCGCTTCCAGAACTGCGCGCCGGTCTTGAAGGCGCCGACCAGCCCGGTGCCGAGCGCGATCGCCGTGGTCGGCACGACCGGCAGGCCCCAGAGCGCGGGCGCCGGCAGGGCCGCGAACATGCCCGGGCCGTAGTAGTCGCCGTTGGTCGTCTTGGCGGTGACGCTGCTCGCCCAGTTCGCCGGGTGCAGGACGATGCCGTCCGGCATCAGCATCGACGCCGTGAGCGCCGTCATGAGCGCGCGATAGACGGCGTCGGCATTGAGCTCGGTCGCGCCCGCGGCCACCGGGCCCGAGAGCCCGGGCGTCGCCAGGATGCCGAGCATGTTGGGCGCGACGCCGGTGCCGTTCAGCACCTGGTCGTCCATCTTGATGGCGACGAAGAGCATCAACCGCGCGTTGATGTACGCCTCGATCTGCGGGACGTCTGCCAGCATCTCCTCGGACACCGGCAGCCAGGTCGCCACCTTGGCGAGCGCCTTCGTGACGGCGTCGAAGGTCAGCGTCGATTCCGGCTTCAGCCCGCCTTCGGCGACGGCCGCCGCGGCGTTGACCTCGGTGGCCTCGACGAGCCACGCGATGAGGCCGGTCGTGGTCGTGCCCTGCGCGAACAGATCCGCGACGCGCGGGACCTGCAGCGGCAGCGACAGGATGCTCGTGCCCTGTTGCACCGGGACCACCGCGCCACCGGAGGCCGGGTCGGTCGTCAAGGTGGCCGCGACCAGTTCCACGGCCGGCGACGTCCAGGCCATCCCGCCGCGGTGGCGGCCTTCCTGAAAGAACTGAAACGCAGCGGACTCGACCCACTGGCGGCCGAGCGTGGCCACGCCGCCGGGCAGGGCCATCAGGCTCCGCGGGGCCGGCGCCGGCGGCGCCGCGCCGAACTTGATCAGCTCGGCAATCTCCGCGCTGATCTTGTCGGAGTCCTCGAGGCGCCCGAGCCGCGCCTTGGCGTCGCGCGCCTTGGCGAGGTGGGTGTCGACGGTCTCGCGTTCCTCCGGCGTGATCTCCCGCTCTTCAGCGTGGGCCTTCTTCATGAGGCCGTCCGCCAGCGCGAGCGCCTGCGTCATTTCGTCCTTGAGCTTTTGCATGGTGCCGGACATGGGCGGAACCTCCGGGAAGCGGGAACGGGGAGCGAGCTACGAGGTGAACGCCGCCAGGAGCGCGGCCACTTCGGCGTGACGGGCGGCATCACCGGCGTGCCGCGAGAGACGGGCGTGCGTCGCCTCGATCGGTTCGATCGCGTCGACCAGGCGCGCGGTCAACGCGTCCTCGGCGCACAGCACGCCGCCTTCGCCGTACCCCGCGCGGACCGCGTCGGGTGTCGTGCGGCGGCCGACGGCGACGTCGCCAATGAACTGCGTGTACTTCGCGTCGCAGATGCGCTGCATCCGGGAGCGGCTCTCGTCGGTCAGCGCGACGAGTTCGAGGCCGTCCGTCTTGTGGGCGCCGGCGGCGATGACCGTGTGCAGCACGCCCTTGGCCTGCCAATACGCGGTGCGGTCCTGATGGACGCCGTAGACGCCAATCGACCCGGCGTCGCCGCTGGGCGTGCAGACGATCCGCGGCGCCGCCGCGGCGAGCCAGTAGCCGGCACTGGCGGCCAGCGCGGATACGACTGCGGTCACCGGCTTGACGGCCGCGAGCTCGCGGATGGCCAGGAAGGTTTCGTGGACGCCGTAGACGCTGCCGCCCGGGCTGTCGATGTCGAGCACGACCTCGCGCACCTTCGGATCGCGCGCGAGCGTGGCGAAGGTGGCGCGCAAGTCGCTCATCGCTGTGCCGCCGAAGAAGAGTGCCGAGAGCGACGGCCGCGCCGACAGGAAGCCGTGGATGGGGACCAGGGCCACGGGGCCACGCAGGGCAGCCGTCGCGTCGGTCTCCTGCCGCGCCCGCGCCTGCAGCACGGTGGCGGCGATGTCGTGCGCCTGCGGGTGGTTCGGCGTGAGCACGGTGGCCCAGTGCTCGAGCGCCCGCGGCGCGTAGTACTCGAGCCGCCCGGGATCAAGCGCCCAGACGTGGCCCGCCAGCCAGGAGCGGGTGACGTCGGCGATCGCGTCGTTGCTCATGGGATCACCCCACCTTCACGAAGGCCGACGGCTGGATCACGCCGAGCGCCAGCCGCGAGGCTGCGCGCAAGGTGCTGAGGTTGCTGATGAAGGTCAGGTCGTGGCTCTGCGTGCCCTCGACCGTGATGCCGCCGTTGCGCCCGAGCACGCTCGCGGTTTGCACGGCGCCGACGAGCATCTGGCCGGCCGCGAGCACCGGCGTGTGGATCAGGGCGCGGCCATGCAGCACCGCGGCCTCGGCGTCGAGCACGTCTTCCTCGACGAGCAGCGCATAGTCGGCCGCGCTGATCACGTACGTGTCCGCCTCGAGGCCGCCACTGTTGACGGCGACCGCGGCCGCGGCGCCCGCCAACTTGCCGCCGATGGTCGTGGCCGTGGGAACGTGCGTCACGATGCCCGGCCACGCGCGGTAGCCCAGGAGGTTCGGCGCGACGCCGTCGCCCAGTAGCACCTGGCGCTCTTCGCCGAGCGCCACCAGGAACTCCAGGTACACATCCAGCCAGGCCGCGAACTGCGGCGCGTCGTCCAGGAGCTCGTCGGTCACGGTGACGACGGAGGCCACCGACCGGAGCGGGACGTCGCGGCCCGGGCCGAAGGTCATGACCGCCTCGGTCTTCGCGGCGCCCTCGGCGTGCGGCGTGCCGGCGGTGGCCGGCGGCGTGAACGTCGGCACCCGCAGGACGCTGGCCGCGGCAATCTCCGGAATCAGGTCCGGCAGCGTGCGGCGGAACCCGGTCGGCGGGGTGGGCGGGACCAGGCCGGTGGCCTGGACCGCGGGCGTCGCCGCCCAGGTGGCGCGGGCGGCGCGCCAGAGCACCGCGGGCGGCAACTCCGCGACCGCCGCCCGTTGGGCGCCCCTGAGGCCCGGCAGGGCCGCCGTGACGGCCGCGGCGAACGCGGCGCGGCGGCCACGCGGCCGATCCGGCACGGCGCCCAGCAACTCCAAGATCCGCTCGTTGTGTTCCGCGGCGGTGGTCATGGTTAGTGCACTCCCTGCGCGGGTTCGTCGAGCGGTTCGTCGAGGGGCGGCGGCGGGGACGGCGAGCCTGATCCCGGCTGCGGGGCGAGCGCCACCCCGTCCGGGAGGGCCGGCATGTTCATGCGGCTGCGCGCCTCGTTGACCGTCATCCAGGGCCGGCCGCACGCGGCGTTCAGCGACGAGCTCTGCTCTTCGAACGAGCCCTGCAACTTGTCCTGGACGTTGATCTCGAAGTAGCTGCTGTCGAAGCGCTCGTACTCGACGAGCAACTGCAGGTTCAGCGCGCCTTCAATCTGCGCGAGCAGCGGGCCGAGCGTGTCCTGGTAGAGGTGCTTGTGCTGCTCCTTCACGTTGCTAAAGGTCGCGTGGTCGAGGATGCCGGCCATCGGCAGCGGGACCTGGTAGGTCCGCGTGATGTCCTCGGCGTTGGCCTTGCGCATCTCGAAGGCCTGCGCTTGCTCCGGCGACCACGAGCACTCCTTGTAGGTCATGCCGTCTTCGAGCACGACCACCTTGCCGGCGCCGGCCGATCCGCTGAACCGCGACTCGAGTTGGTCGCGGAAGCTGTCCCGCTTGCCGTCGTCCCAGCGCGGCGCATCCTTCGGCCGCTCGATGACGCCCTGCCAGCGCGCGCCGGTGCGCCAGAGATTCGTGCGATGCCGCGCGGCCTCGCGGTCCTCCGTCAGCAGCCCACGCAGGGTTTCGAGCTGCGGACAGGCCTGCGCGTCGTCGTCGGGGTCCGGCCACCAGACGCGCACGAACTCCGTCAGCGGGATCGCGCGGCGATAGGGGTCGGCATCCCACACGTACGCGACCGGACCCCACGCACCCATCACCGGATGCAGGCGCCGCGGGGAGATGGCCCGCAGCTCCGTCCGCGCGCCGTGCGGCCCTACCTTCAGCCAGAACGCCTCGCCAAAGATCCCGTAGTGCTGCACCAGGCGCAGCACGAGATCAAAGCGGGAATAGATCGCGTTCGGCTTCTCGATCAGGCGCGCGAGGTCGCTCTCGCGATCGCGGTGGCGGCTATCGGCGTCGCGGCGATCGTAGAGATGCAGACCGAGTTGCGCCGTGTTGCGGCAGAGGAGGTCGACGACGGTGCGCAGCGACGGTGTCGCGCGGTAGGAGAGCGATTGGCCGCCCCGCTGCCAGAGCGCGTCCGTCGCCGGTGGCGAGTATTCGGGCGCGCCGACGGCTGCGCCGCGGATGGCCTGGATCGCGTTGTTGGTAAAGACAACCGCCACGGTGGTCTGTGGCTAGCGCCGATTGGGGATGCGCCGCGTCCCCTTCGGCTTCCTGGACTGGGGCATTGCGCAGGCAGCACACCACGCGGCCCGGGGCGGTCACAAGAAGGTACCGGACGCGATGACACGCGATGACACGCGATGGCGCCTGATGTCACGCGCGGGCGCGGGCTACTTTGGGTCGTCGTCCCGGGGATCGACGTACTGCACGCGGACGCCGGTGCGAGGCCCGACGCGCGAGATCTTCAGCACGCCTTTCTCAATCCAGCGCCACGCCGTACGGCGCGAGATGTTTTCGCGCGCGCAGACCTCCGCGATGGGATAGCCGCGGGGCTTGCGGCCGGGCGTCGGGTCCTTCGGCGTCATACGCGCCCGCCTGGCAGGACCTGGATGAAGAGCACGCGCCGGCGCTCGAGGACGATCGCGCCATCGACGCGGGTCGGCGTGTCGTTCGGTGGGCAGAACTCGGCCTGCTCGAGTACCACGTAGTCGCCGCGGACGCGCGTCAGGAACCCGCGCAAGCCGGCCGGCTCGCCTTCGAGGTTAATCAGCACGCGGTGGGTGAGTGCGGGATGGCGCGTGCGCCAGAGGACAACGATCCACGCGGCGCCGACAACCGCGGCACCGAGCAGGCCGCCGACGATCGTGGTCAGGACCACGGGGACTCCGGCGAGGTCTCGATGACCATGAGGTCGTGGTCATCATACGCCGTGCGCGTGTCGTGGCTGCGGTTGAGCCCGTCGAGCGCGAGGATGAGCGCGTACACGCCGTCGATCTTCTCCGTCGCCCGTTTGCGATCGGGTTTGATGCGCCCGTCCGGATCGCGCGTGATCACCATGTTGCTGGCGTTCCACCGCAAGACGGGGTGCGCCCCGTGGCGCAGCGTGCCGGCGGTCACGCGTTCGCCGAGCGCGGACGTCGGGTCGTGCAGCGTCGGATAGCCCGGGCGCAGCGGCACCATCACGACGCCTTCGGCCTCGAGCTCGCCGGCGAGTTGCTGCGCATTCCAGGGATCGAATCGGAGCTCCGCGACGCCATACGTCTTCGCGTCCGTGAGGATCGCCGTGCGAATCGCGGCGTAGTCAAGCGTGTCGCCCGGCAGCAACGTCAACCAGCCCTCCGCGATCCACTGGCGGTAACTCACCTGGACGACCTCGTCGCGGCGCTTCGCCAGCACCGCCTCCGGAATCCAGAACCGACACTGGACGTCGACGATGCCGTCGGCATCCTCCGCAATCCACACGAGCGACGTCAGGTCGCGCGTGGCCGCCAGGTCCAGGCCGCCATACACGACGCGCGACCCGAAGGCCTGCGGCGCCGGGGCGCTCCTGTCCCAGAGCGTGATGTCTAACCAGCGCTCGGCCTGCTCGACCCACTGATTCAAATAGTACCGACGAAACGCGTTCTGCGCCGTGAGTAGCTCGCGCGCCTTGCGGGCCTCCGCGCGCAGGAAATCGATCCGCACCGACACCCCGAGGTTCGGATTCGCCTTGCGCCAGGTCGCCGGGCTGGCCCAGTCGTCGGTGGGATCGGCGGCCGCGATGAACGCGAACCAGGAGTCGTCGTTCGGCAGCAGCCCCTGCAGCATCTTGAGCGAGTAGTCGTGCAACCGCCACCCGATCGATTCCTGGCCGACGCCCGCAGTCGTCGTGTAGATCACCAGCGGTTCCTCCCGGGCGCCCATCGAGGTTTCGACGACGTCCATCAGCTCGCTCGTGCGGTACGCGTGCGCTTCGTCCATGACCGCCACTGACGCGTTCAGACCATGCTGCTGCGGGGTGTCCTTGGAGATGGCCTCGATCTTCGACGTCGTGGCATCGTGGGCGATCGCGTGCTGCCCCGCGAAGAGCCGCGACGAGAGCGCCCGGGACTTCAGCACGAACTGCCGCGCGCATTCGAACACGATGCGCGCCTGCTTGCGAGCGGTGGCGACGCAATAGCCCTCGGCGCCCGGCTCGCCCGAGAAGAACGTGGCGAGCAGCAGCAGGCCCGCGGCGAGCGTGCTCTTGCCTTGCTTCCGGGTGAGTTCTAGCCAGGCCTTCCGGTAGCGCCGATGCCCGGCGGCATCGCGCCAGCCCCACAACGATCCGACGATGAACACCTGGAAGGGGCGCAGCGCGAACGGCTCGCCGGCCCACCGGCCCTTCCAGTGCGTGAGGTGTCGAAAGAAGCTGATCGCCCAGCGCGCGTGCGCCGGCGACCAGGTGTAGCCGCGCGCCGCGGCGTGCGCCAGGTCGTCGAGGTGCCGGGCGCAGGCGAGCCGCACGCCCGTGGCCACCAGCGCGGGTGGCCGGGCGAGGGTCGCCCGGGCGTACGCCGTGACCGGATCGCCGGCGTCACCGTTTCCGCGGCGGTGCGAACGGGACGACCGCGCCGACCTTCGGCCCCTTGAGGAACGCGTCGAACTCCGGATCGGTTTCGCCCTCATGCGTCAGGACCTTGTTGGCCGTCGCCGGCGTGAGGCCGAACTCGGAGGCGAGCTGCAACGCGAGCAAGCGCTCCGCGCGATACAACCGCTTCAGCGGGTTGGCGATGATGCGGTGCCGCGTCACGCCCTCGGCATCCTTCCACTCGGTGACGAGCACCGACTTGCGGCCCATCAACCGCCACTCCTCGTGCATGCGCTCGAGGTCCGCGACGGTCTCGGCGAGCAACGCGAGCGGGAGCTGGTGCGCCGTCGTCAGCACCTTCAGGTCGACCAGCGTCGACGCGTACCGCTCCCAGGCCGCGACCGCCAGCGCGTCGTCGGCGAAGTACCCCGGCATCGCGGGGCGGCCGGGCTCGCCCTGCGGCTCACGCGCGGGGTCGTGCCGAACGCGCGCGCCGTGCAGGCGCTTGAGGGCGGTCGGCGTCGGGCGCCGTCCGCTTTTGCGTGTGCCGCTCATCTCGAATCCGATTGGCCGCCTGGCCGGTGAACTGTTCCCAGCGCGTGACGATGACGTCGCAGTAGAGCGGGTCAATCTCCATGAGCCGCGCGCGGCGCCCCAGCTGCTCGGCCGCGATGAGCGTGGACCCGCTCCCGCCGAAGAGGTCGAGGACCACGTCGTCCTTGCGCGACGAATAGCTCATCGCGCGCACCGCGAGCTCCACGGGCTTCTCCGTGAGGTGCACCATCTTCTGCGAGGCCACCTTCTTCACCTCCCAGATGTCCGGGATGTTTGGCGGGCCCAGGAACCGGTGCGCGGCGCCTTCGCGCCAGCCGTAGAACGCGAGCTCGTGCGCCAACATGAAGTCCTTGCGCGTCAACACCGGGTGGCCCTTGTTCCAGATCACCGCCTGCGAGAAGTACAGCTTGTTGGCGACGAGCGCGGGCGGGTAGTTCCCGAGGTTGGTGAACCCACCCCACATGTAGAACGTGCCGCCCGGGCGCAGCACGCGCGCGATCTGTTTGCACCAGCCGTCGAGGATCGACGCGAACGCCTCGTCGCTTAGCCAGTCGTTCACCAGCTCGCGGTCTTTCGGGCGCAGCTTCTTGTGCGTGGGCTTCGCCACGCCGGGATGCCGCGCCAGGTCGAAGCCCTGGTGGTGGCGGTTCGCCTTCCCCTGCGCGATCGCGTTGTTGCTGCGCGACTCGACCTTCACGTTGTAGGGCGGGTCGGTGTGGACCAGGTCGACCGGTTCGCCGGCGAGCAGCCGATCGACGTCCTCGCTGCTCCCGGACTCGCCGCAGAGCAGCCGATGCGCGCCGAGTTCATACAGGTCGCCGCGCTGGGTGATGGCGGCGTCGGGCGGTTCAGGCACGGTATCGGGATCGATCATCCCGGGCGTCAGGCTGACGTCCAGCAACTGCGCCAGGTCCTTCTCCTGGAACCCGAAGAGGCGCCAGTCGACGGCGTCGCCCATCTCGCGGAGTTCGCCGGCCAGCAGTTCCAGGTTCCACGCCGCGAGTTCGTTGGTCTTGTTGTCCGCGATGCGGTAGGCCCGCGCCTGGTCGGGCGTCAAATCCGTGGCGATGTGGACGGGCACGCGCGCCAATCCGAGCCGCTGGGACGCCCGCCAGCGGGTGTCGCCCACCACGATCACGCGATCGGCGTCCACGACGATCGGCTGGCGGAAGCCGAAGGCCTCAATCGACGCGGCGACGGCCGCGATCGCGCGCTCGTTGTCGCGCGGATTCTGCGGATACGGCGTGAGGTCGGCCGGCGCCAACCAGACCGTCGGCCAGGCGGCCGCGGCGGCGTGTTCGTGCACCTCGTCGTCGATCACGGGCGCGGCCGCGCGGGTCTTCCGTGCCATCCAAGCCTCCTCGGCGGGGTCGCAGAATCACTAGAGATTCCGCGAATGTGCGAATGTGCTAGCGATTTCGCTAGCGGATTGTCGCGCAGTTTTGCGGATTCGCGGATGTTCTAGACATTCTGCGCAAATCCCTACGGTCCAGGTTCCGATCGGTTTTTCATTTTCGCGCCATGCGGGCGGCGGGG